ATTAACATCATGTGGGAAGGCTAATAATGAGCGTTACCATTAACGGCACTAACGGCCTTGTATTCCTCTAAAGGGCAATCGTGAGTACATTAAACGTAGCAACGGTTAAATCACTTAATACATTGCCACCAGCAGTTCAAAACTCTAGCGGCACTGAGATTGGTACGTTCTGTCGTGCTTGGGTTAATTTTAACGGAACAGGCACAGTCGCTATTCGTGCATCGTTTAATGTGTCCAGTATTACGGATAACGGCACTGGGGATTACACGGTCAACTTTACAACGGCAATGTCGGATGCGAATTATTCTGTAAGTAGCGTATCTATGCGAAATGATGTATCTGGGGCAAGTTCAAATGGCGTTTTTTCTGTAGTTTTTGGAAGTACAACGTATGCTGACGCTATGAAAACCGGATCAGTTCGTATTGAATGTAAACTTACTACTTCAAATGTAGACCCACTTGCCGCATTTGTCTCGATCTTCCGCTAAAGGATAACCATGCAAAAGATTCTATTCGGTGAGTGGTTGCCAGATCAGCCTGGTGTAACAGGTGCAGTAACAGACGCAAAGAACTGTTATCCAGTAGCTAACGGATACGCTCCTATTAAAAGTGAGGCTGATTATTCTGATGCTGCTGGTGCTACTTTGCTTATTACTTTTGCTGGGAAGTTTGGCGGGGCTAGTACATTGTTTGCGGCTAGTGCAACTCAAATATACAAGTTTGACAGTAATGATGCTAGTTTGGATGCAGCTACAACTACAGGCTATACGGCGGTAGAAGGTTGGGACGTTACTCAGTTTGGCGCAAAGATGATTCTGGCTAATGGTCATGATAAGTTACAAGCATGGACGCTGAATTCATCGACTAACTTTGCTAATCTTGCTGCTGCTGCACCTATTGCTAAGTTTGTTACTGTTGTCCGTGACTTTGTGGTGGCGGCTAATGATGGCATTGAGACTAGCAAGGTTTATTGGTCAGATATAAATGACGAGACAGACTGGACACCTGCTGCTGCTTCTCAGTCTGATAACCAGATCTTGCCTGACGGTGGTGATATTACTGGTCTTGCTGGTGGTGAGTATGGTCTGGTATTCCTAGAACGTGCTATTTACCGGATGAGCTATTCTGGCTCTCCGTTCTTCTTTCAGTTTGATGCTATTAGTCGGTCTTTGGGATGTATTTCTAATGGATCTATTGCTCAGTACGGCAACCTAACGTATTTCCTTGCAGACGATGGATTCTATGTCTGTGATGGTCAATCAACTAAAAACATTGGCACTGAGAAAGTAAACCGCTGGTTCTTTGATAATGCTATTCCTAGTGAAATATCTACAGGAATGAGCGCAACGGTTGACCCTGTTAATAAGTTAGTAATTTGGAAGTTTAATAATACGTTTGGCGGTAAGTATCTATTAATGTTCTCTATTGACTTAAATAAGTGGTCTTATGGGGAAACTACAGCAACAGCAATTGCTTATGCTTTAACGCCTTCAGCAACACTAGAGCAGGTAGATAACTACAACACAAGCATTGATGCGCTAGATATTCCGCTGGATTCCCGTGTGTTTGCTGGTGGTCAATTACTGTTTGCTGGTGTAAGTGGTCAGAAGATCATATCTTTCTCTGGTCAACCTAAGACTGCCATCATATCAACGGGTGATATTGATATAGGACGCTCTACTGTGATGCTGGCAAAGCCTATTGTGGACAAGGGTAGTGCTTCTATTGCTGTTGCAAGTAGGGATAATCTTGCTGAACAGGTGGAATTTGGTTCAGATGTGGCTGCGGACGCTGAAAACCGTGTGAGCTTACGGTCTAATGGTGAGTATCATCGTCTTAGACTGACTCCTAGCGGTGCTAACTGGGAGACTGCGGTTGGCTTGGAGTTTGACGTTGTTAAACAGGGTAACCGATGACAACTAAAAACGTACAGTTTCGCACTCTACCTACTTTTGGAGCGTCTGAACGTGATGTTTCTGAAATTGTTCGTGGGATTATGGATGGCAAAACAAATAACTCAGGGTATTTCACAACAACAACAACTGCGACACAGACAACTTTAAACGATCCTAGAATTGGTTTTGATTCAGCAATTCTTTTTACGCCTATGAATGATAAAGCAGCTCAGGAAATGGCTAAGTTATGGGTAGGTACTCGATCTCAGGGTTCTGCTGTAATAAACCATGCGAGTAATGCCCACGTTTGTGATTTTATGTATATAGTTGTGGGATGACAGAATTTAAACATATTCCTGTGGATCAACTCCGCAACTGGTGGCCTAGCCTTCGTGCTGGCTTGAATAAAATTAAGACCAAGAGTCCAGAAAACTGGATACCTGAAGACGTATACACGGATTGTTGGAACCAAAAGGCAATGCTGTGGGTGGTACTGAAGAATACCCATTTTTATGGCTTCTTTATCCTGCAACCCTTAGAGAAAGAGTTACACGTTTGGGCTGCATGGACGTTAGAAAATGATTATCAAGTAGTGCAAAAAGGTTTACAATTTATAAAAAATATGGCTAGAGATGGGGGTTTCAAATACCTAACATTCTCTAGTCATAGGCCAGGATGGGGTCGTAGAGCGCAAGCCTATGGGTTCCGTCCTCGAAAATGGATATGCGAGGTGTGATATGGGTGGTGGCGGCGGTAGTGAAACTAGTACGACTAGCTTAGATCCAGATATTAAGCCGTTTATGACTTATTCTCTTGGCGAGGCTAAGAGACTGTATCAGGGTATGCCACAAGTTCCTGAAACACTGGCTCCCGAACAATCTGCTTTCTCTCAGGCGGCTATTCAACAGGCTGCTCAACGCGCTCAGATGGGGTCTCCGTTGGTTGGCGCGGCTCAGGCAGAGCAACTAGCTACGATTCAAGGGCGGGGCGTTAATCCATTCCTAGCGGGTGCTTTGGAGCAGTCTAACCGTCTAGCTGGTGAGCAATATACCCGCAACATTCAAAACCTACAGTCTCAGGCTTCCTCGATGGGTCGCTATGGATCTGCTGCTCAAGGTCAACAGATAGGTCAGGCTCAGGATATATTTGCTCGATCTCTGGCTGAACAAGGTGGTCAATTGGCTTATCAATCGGCTGAGGCTGAACGTGCCAGACAGATGCAAGCGGCTCAGGCTGCTCCGCAAATGGCTCAGGCTGACTATGCAGATATTCAACGTCTATTGCAAGCAGGTCAGGCTCAGGAAGGTTATAGCCAACAAGCTATACAGGGTCAGTTGGCTGCTCAGGATCTGCCTATGCAAAGACTGCAACAGGCCGCTAATATATTTTATGGTGCTCCTTTGGAAACTAAGTCTACAACGACAACAGAAGGGGGTAAATAATGAGTGGCCAAGGCGCAGCGATTGGTGCAGCAACGGGTGCAACCTATGCCCTTGCTACAGGTAAAGATCCAATAAAATACGCAATGATTGGTGGTGCAGTTGGTGGCGGCGCTCCTGGTGCGGCTTCGGCTTTAGGGCTTACCGGCACTACGGCTGCTAGTTTAACTCCTGCTGCTGCTGGCACTACTGCTGGAACTGCTACTGGTAACGCAATAACTGCTGGTGCTGGAGGAAGTGCTGCTGGTAATTTGACTGCTGTTCCTGCTTATGGTGGGTCTTCGTTTCAAGTTGGCGCTAGTGGAGTTCCTTCAGCGGGTGTTTTTTCGACTCCTGCTCAAGTATCGACATTTCAACCCTTAACGTACAATCAAGCTACCGCTACTGGACTGCAAAGACCCTTCAGCACTGCTGAATCATTATTGAATCCTAATATTGAATCATCTTCAATGGCTCCGTCTTTTATGGAGCAGGTTGGTTCTGGAGCTGGTCAAGTAGGTCAGTTTGCTCAACAAAACCCAGTATTAACTCAAATGGCGATGCAATCAGCCCAACAGATGATGCAGCAGCCACAAAGACGAGCATCTCCACCAGGCTTATTGCGTGGTACGCAAATGCAAGTAGCAGCACCACGATACCAAGTAGGTGTTCCGCAGGTTTCGCTTATCTAGGTGATATATGGCAATTACAGATTACATTCCTAATATATTTGGTGCGGCTGCTCCATCAAGCTATGAGAGTTTGCTTGGGATGGGTCTTCTTACGCCTGAACAGGTACAGAAGCAGCAGAACGTGGCAAATATTCAGGGATTGCTAGGCGCTGGTCTTTCACTAGCTCAGGGTATGGGTAGAACTGGGCCTCGTCGCTCTGCTGCTGAAAATATCTTGGGTGCATTGGCTGGTGGCTTTGGTGCTGCTGGCGGTGCTTATCAACAGGGATTGCAGAACGTAGTCCAGCAACAGCAATTGCAAAGCGCAGCACTGACACAAAAACAAGCCTTAGATAGAGTAAGGGCGATTGAAGAAGCTAAGGTTAAATACCCTGATCTTGCTCAACTTGCGCTTATTGATACAGGTAAGTTTGCTGAGGAAGTTGCGCTTAGAGAAAGAATAAAGGGAATGCCAGGTGGTGCTGGAAAAATAGAGACTCCAGAACAGTATAGGGCTTTGGGTCAGCAATACCTTGCTGGTGGCCCTAATCTAAAGCCGCTTGGTGAAGCATACATGAAACAAGCCGATGTGCTTGAGCTGACTTCTTTAGGTAATCTTAGAGGCGATGAATCACCAGAAGAATTAGATAGAAGATCTAATAGAGCCAATGCTATTGGAAGCAAAGAAATGGCAGAAAAGTTGTTTGGGCTGGCTGAACAGAAACGGATGTATCCAAATCAAATTTTTGCTCAAGTTCCTTCTCAAGCTCCTGTTAAGCAAGATTTAGCACAAAGAGCAGAAATGCCTGAAGGTCGTATTATCACAAGCACTGGCGAGGCGGGTGGTTTTGGTAAACCAAACTTTGCGGCTGGTGAGCGTTATGCAGATGAAGCACTAAATGCACAATTCAAGACAGACAGAGTAGCAACACCTGTTGAAGTAGTTGCAGATAGAGGCCGTCAAGGACAGTTGCAATTAAAAATTGATAATATCAGTAAAGATATTGAGCGAATAAGTGGGATGCGCCCAACTGCTGCAAATAGAAAAGAAATAAAAGACCTTACAGAGTTAAAAGATAGATATCAAATTGATTTAAATCGTTTTGCAAATATGGAATATGACTTTGGTTCAATTAAACAAGGTCTTCCTAAAAAATATCATTCAGAAATTGATGCTGTTGCAAAGTTGGCTGAAGCAGGTACTCTTGATGCTGCTGGTATTCGCTCGTCTATTGAGAAGTTTTATACAAGACTGCAAGAAGATGAAAAAGGCAGAAAATTAGAAGGCAATGCAGCTACATTTGCTCAAATGAAGTTTGGTGTTACTGATAGAGCACAACTTACTGGACAACAACTTTCTGAGATATTGCGATTTGAGAATGCGCCTAATGCGGAGCAGTTGGCTAAATTGCAGCAAGAAAATGCAAGAATACAATACGAAACTGGTCGAGGAGTAACTTTACCATCTGGTAGATCATCAATGATTGTCGGTGGGACTAATGTTCCTGTTACAGATACAACTTCTGAAGCGCCTGTTCAAGCACTTAGAGTTGCTTCAAGTAAGAAACCCTCTGCATCACAACAGGCTCCTACAGTATCGCAAGTTATTGATCCAAAGGTTTATAAAAATCCTTTGATTAACAGACCTGATTCAGAGGTTCCTCCTAAGAAAAAACAAGAACTTATTCAGGCTCAACCTGGTTTGATTGGCGCTACTAATTACACCATTAAGAACATTGTTGATGCTCGTAATGCAGCACAATCATTACTTGATAATCCTGCATATATGAATTCTATATCTGGAATGACTGCTCCTGCTATTTCAAAAATTCCGGGTACTGATGCTTATACTGCAAATGAAATTTTAAATAATATTCTTGGTCGTTCTTTTATTAGTGAGATTCAAGAAATGAGATCCAATAGCCCAACTGGTGGTGCTGTTGGTAACGTAGCTGTTGCTGAAATGAATTCATTGTCAAAGATTCGCGGTGCTTTAACATTGGGAATGAATAAAGATGAATTGAAAAAACAATTAGAGTCTTATATTGCTAATGCGAATAGGGCAATGAAAACCATTCCTAATGATTATGCTCGTACTTATGGTTATAACGGTGAATTTGATGAGCTTTTGGCAAGTGAAGTTGTAAGTCCTAAGCCAACTACTCAAGCACTTCCAGCCGGTGTTAAAGTGAGGCCAAAATAATGGCTAAATTTAAATATGAAGTTGACATACCTGGTTACGGTACGCAAGTTGTTGAGTCTGATAAGAAGTTAACTGATCTTCAGGCGTATGAATATGCCAAAGCTGGAGCGCAACCTAGATCTGCTGGTGAAGAATTTGTAAGGGGCGCTGGACTTGCAACTAGGGGTGCTGCTCCTGTAGCTGCTGGGGCTGGTCTTGGTTTTATGGTTGGTGGGCCACCTGGTGCTTTGGCTGGATCATTACTTTTGCCTTTAGCAGAAATGGGAACTCAAGCAGCTAATGTGATATTGCCTCAAAACTATCAAATTCCTTCGCCTTACGGTGCTGTTGAAGGTCTTTTGACGCAACTTGGGTTGCCTGTTCCTGAAACTACTAGGGAACGTATGGTTCAGGCTGCTGGTGGTGCATTGGGGGGTGCTTCTACTCAATTGGCTACATTACCATCTATTGCAAAAACTGCTACTACTGAGCTTGGTCGAGGTCTTGCTGGGCAGATGGCTGTTCAGCCAGGTAGGCAGTTAGCTGCTGCTGCTCCTGCTGCTACTGCTGCTCAATACACTACAGAAACTACAGGAAGCCCTGTAGCTGGCATGGTAGCTAGTATGGTTACTGGCGCTCCATTTGCTGCTGGTACACGCCCTACAGGCCCGTCTAGAGAAGTTCTTGCGGCGCAAGCTACTGCTGCTTATGAAGCGGCTAAAAAATCAGGGATAGCTTTTAATCCTACACGGTTTAGTCAAAGCATGGGACGTATTGCTGGCGATCTCCGTCAGGAAGGTTATACACCTACAGGCTACCCAAAGATTGAGGCAGCGTTTAAAGAATTGACTGATGTTGGTATGCCCAAAGACTTTACTGAGCTTCAGGCATTAAGAAAGATTATTCAAGGAGCACAAGCAAGTGCTGATCCGGCAGAACGGCGTTTAGCTAGTATTTTGAAAGACAGATTTGATTCTTACATTGTCAATGCTGATAAAGCTGACATTGTGGGTACTGGAAATAAAACTGGAGTTGCTGCTTGGAATCAGGCTAGAAATACTTATTCCCGCATGATGAAGGCTGATGTATTCGATGAAATGCTTGCTAATGCTCAGTTAGATAGAAGCAAGTTTACTCAGTCTGGTGCGGAAAATTCTATGGCTCAACAGCTTAGAACATTGGCTAAAAATAAGAATAAAATGCGCCTGTTTACTGCTGCTGAACAAGAAGAAATTAGGGCTGCTGCTAAAGGATCAAGCACACAAAACCTGCTTAAATTCTTTGGTCGTTTTGCTCCTACTGGCCCTGTAAGTAGTATTTTGCCGGGTGGAGCTATTGTTGCTAATCCTTATGTTGGTGTGCCTTTAGCGTTGGGTGCTACTGGTGCAAGACTTGGCGCAACTAAAATGCGTAAATCGTCTATTGAAAATCTTGCTGATTTTATGCGTACAGGTGGATTGCAACCAAAACCTCAACCAGCAACTAAAGCATTGATGACAAGAGGTCTTATTTCTCCTCAACAACCAGTTACTGAAGAAGAAATTAACCTACTCTTAGGTAGATAATCATGGCAAAGAACAAGATCAGCGAGTTTAGCTCTACACCTGCAAATAATACCGATATAGCGGGTATTAACATAGCTG